TTCGAATCGACCAACTTCCCGACCAAGACTGTGTCTGCTACCTTCGCTAGCGATGGTGCTAACACCTTCTCCAACCAAGAAGTTGCTCAAGGTTACTTCTTCGGTCCTCAAGCAATCGGTGTTGGCATCGGTGGTCCTAATGCCCAGGTGCTTATCAACAACAACGATGACTTCAGCCGCTTTATCATCCTTATTTGGCAACTGTACGCTGGCTTCGAGATCCTGAACAAGGACTTCGTGACCACCGCCTTCAGCTTTGTCCAGGACGACGGCACCATCTGATAAAGAAAAATAAATCCAATTTAACGGAGAAATAAATGTCCTACTTATCTTCCAAGAAGATCTATCCAGGTAACTGGACCAATGCCCTGAACGGCTGGTATAAGAACATTGATGTCGTCGCTGACGGCAGCAATGATTACTCCAAGGGTGGCCCCACCTCGGTGCTGGCCGTCCCTGGCTACCGCTACTTCCAACAGCGCGGTTACGTGCCTGTGTCCTGGACTTCCGGTGATGCAGCCACCTATGGCCAAACCATGAGCGTGATCGTTCCTTCGCCTTACCGCCAAGACGACACCCGCCCCGACATCACCGGCATGGTGATCTCTGGTAGCGCCACCCAACCTGCTTTCGTTTATCGCGCTGCGATCTCGGTTGCTTCTGGCTGGGGCGATGGTCGCGTTGCTACTGGCGTGTATGCCTCGACCGGTAACGTGGTTACCTTCGGTCGCGACTCCAGTGGCCCCGTGGCTGTGACCGGTGTGGGCGAGCCTATCGCGCAGGCCAACCTCACCTCCACCACCTCTGGTGACGCATCCACCAAGATCGTGTTTGCTGCTGGCACTCAAGCCCTCGGCTCCACGCCTTTCCTGACCACCACTGGTGCGACCGGCGTGGGCCCCTCTGGCGTGTACAAGGCCCTCAGTGGCGCTACCACCTTCAAGGTGTTCGCCCGTGGCACCAACACCGATACTGGCGTGTCTGGTGGTGTGTATCTGGCTGATGCCGATTACAACGCTGGCCTGAAAGGCTATCTCGTGGTTGAAGTGTGCTACATCCAACCTGATGACGCACCTGGCTACGAAGATATCGAAGAGTATATCCTCGGCCGCACCGTTAGCTGATTAGGTTAAACTAGGACCAGAATTAAAACATCTGGTCCTTATGCTTTACCAGCATCGTAAAACTGGCGCTCGCGTCAAAGTTGTAAGCGAATGGGATAACGGCGATTGGTTCATGGTCGAAGATCAGGACGGTCGCCTTTACACTGCTTACAAAACTGAATTGACCCCAGATGAAGTAGCAACAAAAAAAGTTGCAACTCTTCAGGTTAAGGATAAGGCTGCCCAAGAAGAGCCTCGTGTTTTCCCACCCGAAACACGTTTAAACATTAATACTGCCACCCCCCAAATGATCGCTGATCATATCAAGGGAATTGGTGTCAAGACAGCTAGAGAGATTAAAGATCTTCAGATGTCCTTATCGGGTGAGAAGTTTAATAGCCTTGAGCAGTTAAGACAGATTAAGCGTGTGGACTGGGATGCAGTTCTGGCAGCCGACTTAGTCAGGGTTTGATTAATTACTTTACGCAGAAGCCCCTGGGAAACCAGGGGTTTTTTCGTTTTAAAATAAAAAGAAAAGGATAATGGCCGAAAGAAGTATTGCCGACGTTGGACGTTATTTACAAAAAGTTGGATTAAACATTGGTGAGCATCCAGAATTTGGTGGCGTAGGGAAAGGGCACTCTCCAACTGGATATCACTATCGCCCTGGTGGCCAGGCTATTGATGTTCGCGACTGGCGTCCTGATGTGGCACCTGCTTACAAAGGAGGACCTGCAAAGTCTTGGAAGGAGCGTACCGGCGAGCTTCGTTATAGAGCACAAAAGCTTGGGCTGTTTAATGAAGCTTTGGGACCTGGTGATCCAGGACATGACACCCATGTTCACCTGGCACTTGAGGGCAAAAAGTACATTACTGATCCGCAGCTTGAATGGCTCGCTACTGGGCGATACAAAACGGCAGAAGGCAAACTGACTGACATCATGCCAGGTGCTGATTTAGTTGCTTCTACGCAGCAAAAAAATGAAGCCTCTGGAGACGACCTTTCGTCACTGATGTCTCTTTTGCAACTGACAAAACCAAAGCAAAAGACACTGCAAGAGGTAATGCTTGAACAAACGCTTGGCGAAGCCCTGGCACCACAACCCAGTATGTCTCAACAGTTTCTGGTTGAGTACATGAAGTCACCCCTGCCAGGTGTTGGGTAAATTGATTACTTTATAATTAAACTATAACGAAAGGTAGACGTGCAGTTATCTGACTTTGACAAAAGTAGAGTTAGGTATCACCTGGGCTACTTTACCGTGTCCGTGCCAGCTGGTGATTACAGCAGGCTAGAGGAAGCAATGAATACCGTTCCGGATTCATACTTCTATGACAAGGTTGTCATTCAACTTGGTCGGTGCGATACGGCTGAGAAGAAAACAGAAGTTGCATCGACACCTTCTACACGAATTGAAAGCATTCTCGGAGACGTGGACCGCACAATTCGCTCCAGCAATGCCAAGGAGGCGCTAAAGGTTTGGGACGAGATTTATCTCTACGAAACCAATCGTCTTGCTGGCATCCTGTACGTTCCCAACTACAAAGATCCCTTCCAGGCTCGTTACCGTTACGAACGCTCTGGTGCTGAATTTATCCAGGCATTACCTGGACCTGCCGACACCGCAGTTGGCTCACGTCTTTATTTACATGAGGTTTGGAGGTAATTATGGCCATGGACATTTTTAAGGCGATTAAAGACGCCGGCGTGGTGTCTTCTGTTTTTCAAAGACCGCAGCCTAAGCCTAAAACTTTTATTGAGATGGCTGCAGCTGCACCGATGGCTGCGTCCCCTTTATTCAAATTTCCGGGCCAAAAAACAGATTACGCCGTTCCAGTAAGATCTTCTGTTCCTCCAGCTGCCTCTGCAACCCCTCTTGCTAGTTCCTCGACACCAGCAGAGCGTGCATATCAAGCTGAAAAAGCACGGGTCGCGCAATTGACTGCACAAGACCCTGAGCTTCAGCGTTATGAAAAAGCACGTGCTGCTGCCAAAAGCCAAGAGGAGATGAATGCTGCTCGTGATATTGGCATGCAAATCTGGGCGCAGCGCAACCCTAAACTTGCGGCCAAGGTCAAGCCTGGCCAAAGTGGTTACGAAGCCATTCAGAATCAAATCAATGTAGGTCTTATGGGCGCCCCAGCAGATCTGCCTTTTGCTCCGGACTCCTTGTTGAGCGAAGGTGCAATGCAGTCTATTCCTTCTTACGTAGGCGCATCCGATCTTCAACCTGTTGGAACTCCACTGCCAGCCACCACATTCAATACTCCTGAAAATCAACTAAAGTCTCAGATGTTTAATCGCTTCTTGAGCGAACAGTCTCAGCCCCTCGTGGGGCCACCTCCAACTAATCCGGCGGAAGCAACCTATGCTGGTGCAACCAACCTGCAGCCAGCCGGGGACATTTCCTTAGAGGCTTTCTCGTTTAATACCCCTGCCGAACAACGGCGAGCAGCATTATTTGCTTCGTTACTCGGACAAGCCAACAGTCGTTGATATTCCTGGCGTTGCATAGCATGTAAGCCCAGCCAACTGGACGCGAATCCTTTGATTCATGGGAGCCAGTGTTGTTGCTTTAAAACCATGATTCTCTGCCCTAAGTTTGTTAAACGTACTTTGACCTATTTAGCTACGGCTCTTGCGCTGCAAACCGTCTTTATCCCTGGTCTCAAGGCAAGTTCAAACTGGGTAGGAGCTAGAGGTTAAACCAAAAATGACTACCGGACGCATTGGCACATTACGACCAGAAGATCGTGCAGCTGTGTTCCAAACAGCGCAACGTCTTGGGCTGGACCCCTATGAATTTGGTGCGTTAATCCACCAGGAGTCTAACTTTAGGCCGAACGTGTATGGCGGTGCTGGCGGTAACTACTATGGCTTAATCCAATTTGGTGGGCCGGAACGAGCCAAGTATCTAAAGCAAGAAAAACTTGGCAAATACACGATTGCCGAACAGTTGCCTGCCGTTGAGAGATTCCTTACCGACCGTGGTTTCAAGCCAGGTCAGATGGGAATCGACCGTGCATATGCAACAATTCTCGGTGGCAACCCAAATGTAAACTTGAATGCCAAAGATTCTTTTGGCACTTCTGTTGCATCTTCTCTTCCTGGGTTTAAACCAGGGGGGAGACGTTACAAAGAAGCTCAAGCAACATTGGGTGATCCCCTAACTTCTTCATCGACAGCGGCGCAACTTGCTGGAGCATCTTCATCTACTGCTACTGCGCAGCCTGCTGGAGCATCTGGTTTAGATGCCAAGAAATTCCTTGAGGGTTTTATCCTTAAGAACTTGTTGGTTAATCAGACGCTCAAAGAGCCAACAGTGCAAGAGCAAATGCTCAAGTCACTGTTTCGGCGTCCAGCAACAGAGCTGGAATCTGACATAAACGTGGCGTCTCTATACACGCCACGCAGTTCCTTTTTAGAATCGTTAACTCAGTTCTGATCTTTGGGCTTCACATGTGTGGAGCCTTTTTTGTCGTGCCGTTCTTTTGAAAAAGCCTTCTCTAAAGGCCAATTATTATTTAATCGTTTCTGCATTGACTGCGGACTGATACCCACTTCTGCAGCCCAATCTGAAATACACATTGTTTTTCCTTCAAAGGTGTAAAGGCGTGTGGCACGTTTGCCACCACGATTACGTGTCTGTTCTTTACGCGTAGCCCAACGGCAATTTTCTTTGCAGTAATGACCATCATTGTCGATGCGATCTAGCTCAAGCTTTGAATTTTCTTTTGGCCCCATATCTTTAAAAAATCCCTCAAAAGTTTCCCAGCTAGGTTCATAACTAACTGCTCTTCCGCCATATCTTTCATACCCAGTTTGGTTTGGGTTGTTACAACGCATTTTCATTGCATGCCAACTTTTGTATTCACTGCTTTTGTGCATGCCGTGAGTTGCGCTTCTGCAGTTTAAACAACGAATTTTTCCATCCGCGCTTTTCTTTTTCTTCCTATTGACTTCTGTCATTGAACGGAAAAAAGAAACACCACAGAAATCGCATGTCAAATTCAAGTAATCCATGGTTTAAAATGAAGGGAGTGTTCGGAGGCCCCTGTTAAGCATAGCGTAAACAGGGTGTTATTAGGTATAAGCTCATCCTCTTCAAACAAGCAACCCATGTTGGTTGACCGTCCTTTATTTGACTCTGTCCGTGTCACTACACAGACAGTCGGAAGTCAGGCCGGTAACACTGTCTTTGTTCAAGGCGGACAATCTCCTTCAATCCTGGTCGACATGGATGCGACCTTCAGTGAGGACAACAATAGTGGTGGCGTCGTTGATTCCATCACTATTGTCAGGAATGACAAGTATCGCGACGCTGATTACACCATCAGTAGTGGTACATCAGGCACTGTAATTGCATTGACCAGCGGTCAGCAGGTCTTTATCCAGAACACTGGTGTTCTTGGTACTGCGGCCATGAGTGGCTACGGTTATTACACTTACACCGGTGCAGCCACTTTGACGGGTGTTAATACCAGCTTGATTTTCTCTGGTGGTACCACAAGTGGTTTTAGTTACAACGGCGTTGCTTA